TTGTGAGGCATTATCCGTACTTATACCTCTAGCTCGTGTTGCTAACATACCTATTCCACCTTCTTCTCTGAAACTTCTCTCCGAATGGGACATAAATTTTCCCTTGCCTTCTTTGAAGTCTTTCAGGAATTTCTTCTTTTCTTTCGGGTTCATTCCAATCTCCTTTAATGAGTCTTACTTCGCCACCACTTCTTTGCACCAAAATTACGGAACCTATTCTTTAACATACTTAAACCTGCTCCCATTCTCGATGTCTTAGGACCACCACCTTCCAAGATCCTTTGCTTACCCTTTGTCCTGTATGTCTGAGATTGACCCTTCTC